AGGTCGGATAATGGCATTAAAAATTAACATAGAACAAACTCAATTTGGCGCACCAGCACCAGAGGCTTACGCTAGAGTAACAAACTTTTTTGGGAACAAGGATAACATCCAAGTTCAGGTGAGCGTACATTACAACGAAGATGCAAGACATGGAAATATGTCTCCTGTGATGGAACACGCACACTACATTGGACTTGCAGACCTAGCGGGTAAGGGTGAACTGATGACTGCAATCTACACAGTTCTTAAAACAATGTCTACGTACGAAGGCAGTACGGACGTTTAAGGTTTTTTTAAAAGGGGGTATGTGATGGCTTTAGTACAAATAGAAGAGAGTGCAGTACAGGAATATCAACAAGAATTTGCAAAACTAGAGGATGAGCTGGACAAAGCTCAGAAAGAATTAGAGCAGATTAAGGTAGACCTGAAGTTCTACAAAGACCAAGTACCTGATAAAGCCAGAATGATACTTTCTCGCAGATGGCATAACCCTCAGATAACCGTAGGCTACAACCTTATGGGCGTGATGATTCACATGACCGCTGAAGACTATATCAAGTCAGTTATCAGACACTGCCTAGACCTGAACAAGCCTACAGGATGGAAGAAATACATTAATTGGCATTTTCCTAGTGTTAAAGATTTAGAAGATTGGATGATGGGTACAGTCCACGACCTGGAAGAAGAGCTTAAAAACTCTACTGTTTACTTTCCACCACAGAAATACACGGAGTAAATCATAGACCCATTTACGTTAGCAATGATGGCTTTCTCCGCAGTTAAAAGCGGAGTAGCAGCCTACAAAGAAATTAAATCCACAGGCGGGGAAGTAGTCAAGATTGTTAACGAACTGGGTGATGCTTTAGGTTCATTCTTTGACCACCAAGACAAAGCAATAAAAGCAGATGTTGAGTTAAAGAAGAATCCACCTAAAGGCAAATCTCTGCAAGCTATTGCTCTTGAGAATGTACTGCGTAGAAAACAACTAGAACAGGCTGAGTACGACTTAAGACAGATGTTGGTATATGAAGCTCCACCAGAGCTTGGTGCAGTCTACAGTGAGTTTATAGAAGAACGGTCAAGACTCATTCAAGAGCAAGCCCGTTTAGACAAGGAAGAAAAAAAAAGGAAATACTCAGGATACACCAAAGGCGTATTCGGGCGGGAAACATTAAAGTGGGAGTCGCAATCTGTATTGCTGTTTTTGTCGTTGCGTTTACCATTGGCGGTTTGATGTACCAGATACATCTTTGGACAGAGGAGCGCAAGAAAGAAGAACGTTGGTATATTAAGTTCCACAGGACTTTTGAAGAGAACCCTAAAGAGCTAGAGTGTTTTAAAATCTTTAGAGAGACTGGTTATTTACCTAAATTTTGTGAGGATTAACATGGATTGGCTAAAAACTATTGCACCAACTATTGCCACTGCTCTTGGTGGACCATTCGGTGGTCTTGCCTATGAAGCAGTATCTAAAGTTTTAGGCGTATCACAAGATGATGCACAAAAGATGCTATCAGATGGCAAATTAACTGCTGAACAGATAGCTTCTGTGCAACAAGCGGAAATAGCTTTAAAAGCAAAAGCGCAGGAATTGGGGTTGGACTTCGAGCAACTGGCGGTAGCAGACAGAAAGTCAGCCAGAGATATGCAGCAAAGTACACACTCATTTATTCCACCCGTCCTCGCTATATTGGTCACTATAGGGTTTTTTGGTATATTGGTAGGATTGATGATGGAAACGTTCAAAACATCAGACGCACTACTTTTAATGCTCGGTAGTTTAGGAACTGCTTGGACAGCTATCATGTCTTTTTACTTTGGTAGCTCTGCAGGTTCACAAGCCAAGGATGCAATGCTTCACAACTCAACACCATCGGAGAAAAAATGATTAACTCAAGAGACTTAAATGAATTACTTCCAGAAGTTAAAACAAAGGTCGAAAACTTCATTGCCTTATGTAAGGATGCTGGAATTGACTTACTCATCACATCAACTTACAGAGATAACGAAAGCCAAGCTAGTCTCTATGCTCAAGGTCGCACTGCACCTGGCAAAATTGTTACTAACGCTAATGCTGGAGATAGCTATCATAACTATCGTTGCGCTGTTGATGTTGTACCCTTGGTAGATGGCAAACCAGACTGGGACGGCAGCCATCCTGTGTGGCAAAAGGTTGGTGAGCTGGGTGAACAGGCGGGACTTGAGTGGGCGGGTAAGTGGGTTCACTTTAAAGAGCTTGCTCACTTCCAATACGCTGGAGGATTAACGATAGCTCAATTAAAAGGTGGGGCGCAAATTGTCTAAAACACCTAAAGCAAAACGTGGGTTGTACTACAACATAAATAAGAGAAGGAAGGCAGGATTACCTGCCAAGCGTCCTGGACAGGCGGGTTACCCAACAGCTGATGCTTTTCGTAAAGCAGCATGCACTGCCAAGAAGAGATAATTCTCAAAACGAATTTAGCCTCCCCGCCACCAAGAAAAATCAGTTTTCCGTCAAGGAGCTGGTAATAGACCACCTTCAAATAAGTAGCTTCCTACGTGCCCTAGTTGCACCCAGGGAGCTGCGTATACTTTAAGACCTGCTTCTCTAGCCTTCCAGCAAAAGAAGAAATCTTCAGACAACAGTCTTTCTGTACCTGGTTCTATAGCACAGGCAAAGAACTCAATAATTCTGTTTTTAACTTCGTAGTTATCTGTGAAAGTAACGTCATTGTTGTAACTGCCAACAACTTTCTTTTTCCACATTTTCTCAAAAGTAGACCTTTTAATTAACATAAATCCTGTTCCAGCGTTCCACACTTCTACGGGTTTGTTGGCAGGAACTGTTACTGTAGAAACATAGTCTTTTAAATTAACTACAAGACTTCCTGTGCGGTTTTTCCACACATCTACAGGCTCACCCTTGTCTGCAGCGTGTTTAACGCCCTGCCAGTTTATTTCTTTCTTAGGATAAATACCTGCAATGATGTCCACATCTGCTTGAATCATAGGAATAATGTCTGCAGGGTTGAATTTAATGTCTGCATCTATAAACATTAGGTGAGTACAGGCTTTGTGGTTTAAAAATGCGTTGACTAGAGCATTTCTGCCACGCTGGATAAGGCTTTCGTTAAACATGGCAGAGTAGCTCATGTCGTAGCCGTGTTGTTGCAGGAGTGGACTCAGGCTGAGTAGACTTTGGACGTAGTATCCAGTTGCCATACCTCCGTACATGGGAGTACACACAAATACGTGTGGTTTTTTGGTTTCTTTTACTGCTTTTGCAGGTTTGGTTGTTTTCTTGGTTGCCATGATAAATCCTTGTTGAAGTTAAGAAATGACAGACTGTGAGATTACAGGTGGTCTGTCAGCACCTGTCCTAACTCCGAGGGTTGCCCCCGAGCAAGCTCTCACTGCTGTGTTTGGTAGGGTGTGCGGGGTTCGAACCCACGACCAACAAATTAAAAGTCTGCTGCTCTACCATCTGAGCTAACACCCCTTAATACGCTACCGTTTTTAGGATTTCCTCATCAGACACAAAACTCATTCCGTCTTTGTATCCCTCTTGATAGGCTAATTCCCACAAATCTTTAAGACTCATGTTGACCAGCTCTACGATATGTTCTCTATCCTTAGAGTGTACTTGCCCGTTTTGGCTGACTTCCTCCACCCGTGTATTACCACTGTTATGTTCGCTTTTCTCACCCATGATAAAGTCTCACTTTCTTGAATTTTTTTGATACGGGATGACACTCCAGATGCGGTGACCTGGACTGCCATAATTTCTTCACCTCTGAGACAGAGTAAATCACACCACCCCCACAAATCCTTTCTAACTCTCGCAAAAGGATTCCAGTGTTCGACTATTTCGACTAGCCAACCCTCTTCTCTCAAATGAGCTAAAGAACGCTGTGTAGGTGATGTTTTTTTAGTTACCATCAGAAAGGTACGTCTTCGTCTCTGGAACGGTTGTAGGTGTTCTTAGGCTTGGCATAGGCAGGTGTAACCTCTGTAGGCTGAGACTGCTCTAACTGCTTTTTCTTTTTCCAGTTGTCTTCTCTTGCTGAGAACATGGTTGACCCCGTGCGAGTTTGTTTCTGCCAAAGTCCTATGTTGACACGTTCACCAGCTTTATAGTCCATTTCTAGGACAACGTGACCTGTGAAATCTGGTCCTTGTGGATGTTTTTTATCTTCAGGTGCTTGGTAAAAGAATGTACCGTAGCCTGGTTTGTCTGGAAAGTTGTTGTTAGTTGCCATGTGAGGTTTCTCCTGATAAATATTTGTATTGGGCAAACTCTGCCCCGCCTTCTTTAACCATTGTTGTAATGATGGGATGTCCTTCTTTTCTAAGAACTTCGATGTGTGCTGCAAGCCGAAAACTGCCATAGTAGTGCAATGCTTCCTTAGGAGTTATGGATAGTCCTCGTTGTAAGTGCCTCAAGATGTTATCCTTTTGCGTTCCTACTCGTCCTGGGGCACTAGGGGCTTTGGGAGTGGG